GTCTAGTCTATTGTATCACGCAATAGATCGCGGGTATCAGTGTGTAAAATCGATGTCTCAACAGACAGGTCGTTTCACTGGTTCACTTTCACCTACCGTCGCCGGTCGGTTTGAGGAGTTTGTACTTCTGTTAGAGAGGCTGTATGGCCTTAGTCTTCCAGACGTTCTCCTCACCGACGACGGTCAACTTCGCAAGTTTTGCGAAGGTTTAATTTTGGGCGACGTAAAACACCCTTGGCAGCCTCAGTATCGTCGGCTGTCGGCGCGTAACCGTTTCGGTTTCGCGCACACTTTATTTCTTTTTCGTAAGGTGGTTCCGAAGAACAAACCTCAGGTAGAAGATTACGTTCGTACGTTGGCGACTCCTCAGTCGCCTCCCGATCCTCAGTTTCTTTCTTTCGCTAGGAAGATCACGAGGAAAATATTCCAGCCTGGCTGGGATAAGACGTATGTTCGGCATTGTTCTACAAGCAGTCTTCCACTGACCTCCTGTTCGGAGGCTGGTAGGAAGATGGGTGGCTCGAGAGGGTGGTCACAGTTTCAGAGGGAAGAGCGGGCTTCCTTTGCATCTTATGTGTCTGAATCTGTGGCTCCGAAGAGTCGTGGGGTTTCGAGAGTGCAGGCCATTTTGACAAGTGGCAAGTGGCGTATCATTAGTATACCTCCTCGGGTAGACAATGCTCTACGACCACTTCACAAAGCGATGTACTCTCATCTTTCCCGTTATAGTTGGCTTCTCCGTGGAGATGCGACCGCAAAGGCGTTCAAAGGCTTCCAGATGAAGGAAGGTGAAGTCTACGTCAGTGGCGATTACGAAAGCGCCACGGACAATCTAAATGCGGAGCTCCAAGAAGCTATACTAGATGAGCTGCTGTCCAATTCCTTCATGGTCCCGCAGGGGATCATTGATCATGCTCTTTCCACCTATAGGTCTCGTTTGATCTACGGGGGGGAAGAGTACGTTCAAGCTAGAGGGCAGCTCATGGGACAGCTAACGTCTTTTCCTTTGTTGTGTCTTATAAACTACATCACCTTCAAGTACTCCATTCCTCGGAAGGGGGTACCCGTCCGTATAAACGGGGATGACATCGTTTTTCGTGCGATGCCCGATGAGGTAACTCGTTGGGAGGAAAATGTAGCGAAAGGAGGGTTGACTCTGAGCGTAGGGAAAACTTTGAAGAACAGAAAGTTCTTTACCCTAAACTCTACCCCTTTTGAAGCCCGTCCAGACGGGGTGAAAGAGGTCGGATTCGTCAGAGCTTCGGCTCTTTTTGGCGAGGGACAACTCAGTGAACGTGTGCACTCGCTGAATGGTAGGTTCTATTCAGCTAGTTCTGGGTATGGGAGTGAGCGGAAGCGTGAAGTTCGAAAAACTTTCGTCTCCCTTAACCAGAAGGAAGTGCACGTGTCTCGTCGTTCACTCACGAGAGGATTAGGCTTAGATGTGGATCGGAAAACGCTACATGACCTTGGTCTGTGGCACAGAGAGCTATTTTACCTTGAACAAGTAGAAGAGCGACCTCTGTTACCCTCCGCGAGGGGGGAGTTTCCCGAGGGTTGGTGTTCCATCTCCGCCAGCTGGTTGTCAGCCAGTGATCGGGCTTCGGCTCGGGAGCGGTGGGGAGTGGCCTGTTCAGACCATGCTTGGAATGCGAACTTTTCACCCCAAGAGTTCTCCGAGGAGAAGAAGCTCGAGGACATTCGGTATGCTTGCAGCCCGTATGGACTCGGTACTCTGGCTTCGGCACGAGTACGTAGGCTGGCCGGTTTGAGCCGTTCAGCGCTATGGCGATGGATCTATAAGAGAGCGAACGAATCCGTCTTCGGGCGGGTTCGTCCATCGAAAGCGGCGAGGGTGTTTGTGGAAGTGGATCGGTGCCCATCCGGGCCGCCGATAGTTTTTGTTCAAGGAGTTCTTGTTTAGTAGGCCGTGCGGCGCCGCCTCTCTTCGCGTGGTACACGGAAGATGCGCAATGCGTGCGCTCACGAACGGTTCCGGCGAGTCGGCTCGACCTTCGGGTAGCTTGGCTAGGGAAGTAATCGAAACCGGTGTAGTTATCGGGAGTAGCCTCCACGGAGGTCTCGGCTCGGGCGTGACGTGTGGTGCGAACGGAAGAACTTCTCCAGGTATGGAGTTAGGTCCTTTCCAAGGAAAAATACCGGGGGGCATTGACGATAGAGTCCCTTAGAATTACC